AAGTAAATCTCGTCCGGCTCGGCGTTGATGGCCTTGGCGACCTTGGATCTGGCCTTTTCTACCAATTTTCGGGCCTCAGCACCAGCATAATGTAGTGATGACGGGTTTCCATATATATCAAACGCATCGTGCATCGCCCGTCTCGCAGGCAGGCATAGTGGCGTTGTCGCCGCATAGTCTGCGTACACATTTCGTGTCAATGTATGTATCCTCCTTGCAATTTTCACATGTGATAGAAGCAGAGCCATGCACCCGAATGGTTCTTCCACGGTGCTGAATTTTGATTTCGTTTCCATCCGTGGTGGCTATCATATTCCCACACGATTTACAAAAAACCGCTCTATGCATGGTTCCATCCCTTCTATCATCGAGATTTGGGCGGCGGGTCCCCCTTGCTTCAGTCATGGGGAGTGTCAATCCTCTCCGGGAACTCGTTCAAGGGCTATCCCTCCTTCGGCGGGTCGGGGAGAGGCATCCAGTGGGTGATTTTACCCGCACTGGGCCCAATATCCGTCATCCATTCACCCCACAAAATCCAACCTACAGATGTTCCAATGCGCTCACAACGCACGATAACTCTCTGCTTTTCCTCCGGCAACCTCTCCTTGACGCTAATCCATTCACACATGCTGTCCGCCCCCGTCCCACCCAAATCCATATTCGTACCACATGGCTGGCATTTTGCTGTTTTGCTCTTGATACAGTACGTCCATCATCTTGATAGCGTCTGAAACAGATGCCCCATATTCTTTAAGAAGCGGTTCCCTGAATTTTTCAAGCAGACGCATATTGATTTTTATTACGCGGTCCATTTCCTCGGCTGTGTACATTTTTTCAGATGGTTTCATTTCTATAATCCGCCTTTCTGCGAAAGGCACCGACGGGGTTATGAAACGCAGGTGCTTTCGTCTGAAATTGATGTTTGCTATACTGTTCACGGGAGTGCTCGGTATACTACAGAGACCGTGGAGGTGAGTGGCGGGGCTGTATAACGGCAACCCCGCATTTCTATATGGTTCGGCCACCCGTTAAGGCATCAACGAATGGCGCATGACAGCAGCCCGTAAACTTATCTCTTTCAAATCGACTCGATTTTGCCGGGTGGCCAGTCCCTGCCGAACCTCCCCAAACACTGTGTCTGGAGGGAGGCAAATGGCTTTCAAAATTCTCCGCAAAAACTGCTGTGGACTGGACATTCACAAAACCTGGATATTTGCCTGTATCGGTATCACGGATTCCAATGGCCGGACAGAGTACAAGCAGGCTCGCTTTTCCTCGTTTTCCAACGGACTGAGGGATCTGGCTGACTGGCTTGCGAAATACTCCTGCTCGGATGTCTGCATGGAATCCACAGGGAAATACTGGATTCCTGTATTCAATATCCTTGAAAAGACCTGTTGGGTCACCTTGGCGCACCCGAAATACACGAAACCGCAGAAGGGCAACAAAACCGACCGCAAGGACGCCAAGTGGATTTGCGACCTGTATATGTGCGGCATGGTCAAGCCCAGCTTTATCCCACCGCCGGACATCCGCCAGCTCCGTGACCTGATGCGCTACCGTGTGAAGCTCACCAATATGCTGACCGGAGAGAAGAACCGCGCCCAAAACTGCCTCACCGTTTCCAATCTGAAGCTGGATGATGTGTTTTCTGACGTGTTTGGAAAATCCTCACGCTCCATTATCCAGTACATTTTGGAGCATCCTGGTGAGCAGTTTGATGTGACTCCGTTTATCCACCGGCGCTGCAAGCATCCTGTTGAGGAAATCCAAGCTGCTGTGGACGGGGTGGTATCCCGTGAACAGGCAGCCAAACTCAAGGAATGCCTGCTGCACATCGACCAACTGAATGCGCACAGGGAGCGTATCGAAGCTGAAATCCTCCGGCTTGCTGAGCCCTATCCTTACCAGTTGGAATTGATCCGCACGGTTCCTGGCTTTGCCGCCGCTCCGCTGACGGCTGTGGCCCTTATCTCCGAGATCGGCGTTGATATGTCGGTATTTCCCTCTGCAAAGCACCTGGCTTCCTGGGCTGGATGCTGTCCTCGAAATGACCAGAGCAATAAGAAAGTGAAGTCCACACGAATCTCCAGAGCTGGCTGCTATTTGAAGCCTCTGCTGGTTCAAATAGCAAATGCCGTCATAAAATCCGACAGGCACCCTGAATGCAGGGAACGCTACCGCAGAATCAAAGCCCGCCGTGGGCACAAGAAAGCGATTATCGCTGTATGCCGGATGCTTCTGACCGCTATCTGGAACATCCTGTCCAAGCTGGAGCCTTATTCCGCAAAGGGTTATCTTGCCGACAAGCTGACGGAGCATTCCGTTGTTATTTCCAAGGCGGAGGGCCTGGCTCTACTTCGCAAGCGGGGCTATATTTTCAAGGACGAACTGGACGTCGAGTCAGGTTGAGACCCTCTTCCATATCGTTTTTTCCCGCAGTCCCTGCGGCTGTGTTTTTGCGCCCTTTTTCCTTCTGCTTCGGCTATCGCTTTGTTTCAAACTTTTCCCTCCAGTAACATTTTTCGCAAAGATGCCCAGGCATCAGTAAGAATGGGTCATAGATTTCTCCGCCGCACTCGTGGCAGTAAGCGTACGTAGGCTTCTGCTGCATATCCCGATACGGAGAAAAAGGAAGCCACCACTCCATATCAGGCAATCGCCGGAAGGGCTGCCCGCGGGCAACCATCCTCACCCATATAAAGGAATCCGGTTCGGCCATCCGAGAGGCGGATATGTATTGCCCCGTCCAGGGAGTTAATCTCGTCGATTGGATAGCCGATATTCTCCATCGCCCAGCGCAGCAGGGCAGAAATATTTGTGGTATTCAGCATTGACTTTTCCTCCTTCGTACCCTAAAATAAGGGCAGATAGCTTTTGTCTTGCCACCCTCCGGTCTCGCACACCGGGGAGCGGCGCTTTTTATTCGTAAATAACGGCCTCCGCCCGTGTAATAAAGTGATGAATGCCAGTGGAGCACTCGTTCCATCGGTTATCGTCGAAATCAGTCACCTCAACGGTTTCGCCTATGGCATAAACAAAGTTCGGATCAAAATTACTCCTTACTTGGTCGCCCCCAGGATTTCCGTTGATATCTGTGATACTCAATACCTTGGCCTTACTGGCGCGGCATTTTCGGCTAGTAGCGGAGGACCGGCGTGCATCTGCGGGGATTTCCAACTCCACAACAAGGCCACTTGCCTTTTTATAGCCGATATAAGAACCGGAATCTGGGCATTGCAGCGGGTAAAAAGCTGTATGAATATCCCATATCATTTGATCCATAGATGCACGGCTCAGGTTGGCATTGCACAGGTCGGCACCGCGCAGGTCGGCATCGCACAGGTTGGCATCGCACAGGTTGGCACCGCTCAGGTCGGCACCGCACAGGTTGGCACCGCTCAGGTCGGCACCGCACAGGTTGGCACCGCTCAGGTCGGCATCGCACAGGTTGGCACCGCTCAGGTCGGCACCGAACAGGTTGGCACCGCGCAGGTCGGCATCGCACAGGTTGGCACCGCGCAGGTCGGCACCGCGCAGGTTGGCACCGAACAGGTCGGCACCGCGCAGGTTGGCACGTCTGCCGCCCTTTCCATTTAGCCAAAGGAGATGCTCCTCCAAGATCTTTTTCAAATCCATCTTATTTCCTCCTCAATGTGGGATTTCTATGACCGCCCACACATCGTCGATGCTCTCCGCGCCCTCCAGTCCGGTGATCTGGATGGTGAGCGGGCCGGTGGGCATGGGGGACGGGGTGGTGGTTGCCGCCGGGGTCTCAACGGTCTGTGGTTCTGGGGCGCTGATGACCTCCACCAGCAGCACCAGGGCCAGCAGCAGAGCCAGCGACACGACGCTGGTAATCAGATAGCGCACAGCCACACCTCCAGCCAGTTAGGCAAGCCACAGCAGAGGATAATGCAGGCGATAAACACTACCGCGCGCACAGCTTCCCGGCGTGCCCGG